GTTTTGCCTATTGATTTCAAATAATCAACAATTGATAATCCTTGATATTGTGCCATAATTTTAAATGCTAATAGTTAAATTTGGATTTTGAATTTCATCCTCTCCGCCGTCATCAATCACCAAATTTGTTGTATTTGACAAATATGATTTTTCTAATATCTTCACTCTACCTGTTGACGGATTGCTTCCGCTTCCTATATTACCATGTATTGCCAATAAATCTGCTCCTCTTGAGTCTGATTCTTTTGACCAGTATTGACCAGCCGCCCATATCCAAGGCAAATCATGAAATGATTCCGGTAGTAGATACATCTGCCCGATTGTATATAAAGCAGATCCAGCAGCTATAGATGTTCCACCATAAACTCTAGTCAATGTCAAATGGGTAGCATCAGTTACACCAGCAATTTCATACCATAAACCATCGCCAGTATTTGCTGTATTGATATAAGTTATTCTGATATAGCGTCCAACCATCTGTGAAGTCCAACTAGTGCCACTTCCAACAATTGCCGCACTGCCATTTGTTGCTGTTGTAATCGTTCCTGTCGTATAATCAGCCACACTAAGATCAATCACTCTGGTTTTTTGAGTTATATTAATGGTATTTCCAGCTGTTGACGGCGTTGGCCATAAATAAACATCACCATCAAATATATAATAATACTCTGGGATGTCTGAAGATACACTGCTTTCATTTAGTTTATCCCAAAATTTTTGGTCTGGAGCTAAATCAGGAGTATGTCTAGTATCTGAAACTATTACTGCTACTTCTCTCACTAAATCACAATCATAAGGCAAAGCAACATTAGCAGTATCAGCAACCGTTGATAATGTCCTTAATCTTTCCAACCATGGCCAATCATGCAAAGCGCATAAAGCGCGATAATCATCATTAGCTATTTCATCGCCAAAAGTAAGATTTGCCGTGGCTGTATTTTTAGTCAAAATTCCGTATAAATTTCTTCCTGTAGTATAGCTTTTCATGTTTTTATTATAACACTAATAATTCTACTTTAACAGTTACATTGGAAACACTTGTTAATGTCCCCACATCTTTTAAACATAACCTATCGCCTGCTTTTAATGATCTATAAGCTAAAGTCAATGTCAACACTCCATTTTGGACTGTGTTTGCCGTAGCTTTTAACGATAAAGCCGTTGATAATACTACATCTCCCGAATCTGGCGCGGTTGTGCCGCTTAATTTTTCTAATTGTAAAGTAACCGCACCACCATCTGAACCTGCTGTCTGATGCACTTCTTGAAATGCAGTTATAACACAAGCCACTGGTACTATATAAAATACTCCATAATTCGCTCCCGTTGCTGCATCTGCTCCATAAATTGTATGATGAACATAGAGTTTTTTGTTATCAATATCACTGAAATCAACAGGATATGAATCAAATCTATTATGTCTATGATCTTTTAATATAGGATTAATTTCTAACGATGCAATCCTATCATTCAAATTATCTAGTTGTTTTTGTATATCTTCCATCATGGATATAATATTACTTCTAAAAATTCCATATTACCATGCATTTCTACTTGTATATTAATATTTTCAATGTCTGTCAATCCAATATCAGACTCAAATGTAAGATTTGAGCCATCCATTGCATAAGTAGCCAATGTTATAAATGACGAACTTTTATCTGTTCTGTAACTAACTCTAATACTACCAATTGAAGCCGGTGTAGCTATTCTTACTTCTAATTTAGAATAAGTCGCTTTTGATGTTTTGGTCCCGACAGGATAAAATTGCGAATGCAAAACTGTTTTATATCCAGAGCTATATTGAGATGTCAAATTGAAACTATCTATTCCGTCAGTATAGCCCATTATATAAAAATTATCCTTTGCCCATATAGCTGTCACATTCTGTGAACCAGCAGAAGGAGTATTATCATGTATTAATTTTCCATCTGGATATAACTTATAGACTCCACTTGAATTTGTTGTCTGGCCTAATAATCCAAATAATAAAGCGCCATTTACTACTACGATACCTCCCCATGTAATAGGGTTTGATTGTATTACATAATCATTATTAATAACATAAGTTGGTATTTTTTTAAAATGATTTACATAGGTTCCTTGAGTTGTATAAATATTCCCCCATCTTCCAGCTAAAATATATACTAAGTTACCGATATTTTTCATTCTCTTTATACTGAATTCAGACACCTCTAAAGGCAACCCGAATGAATCACTTATCCTATTCCAAGGATAAATTTTATTATATACATTACCGCCAATTAATAAATCTGTGCCTAATTCTTCTAAACATTGAGCTATTTCTCTTTTCGGTAAATCTAATGCTTGATTATTATAAGTGTAAGTTGAAGAATTAGAAGGATCAAAAGTAATCCCAGCATTTTCTATAATGCTTCCTACATAATGTCCATCACAAAAATATATTGCATCATCTTGACCGACAATAGCTTCATGGCTTTTGTTTAATCCTGCTGCCGTATTCAAATCTTTCCAATCATTCGACCAATTCAATGCTTCAATTTGAGTATTGTTAAATACATTAATAACATCAATCTTATTATTTCTAAACACAAAGAGAAATGTAGCTGCCGTATTGGAAAACGGAGTTATCGCTAAACCATTCCCAGAAGCATTATCCAAAGAAGAATCTGGATTTTCTATTGCTGAATTATGTAAAAGATAAGCTCTTACCCCATCACTAAACCATACTCTACCAGTCGAACTAAGTATCCATAAATTATTAGTACTAGAATCTTCTAAAATCCACTTTACATCACCAATTCCGACTTGATGCATAGTATGCGTGCCTGTGCCTGTATCAGTAATATCAATAAATGTTCCAGCCGAACTTCCTACTGAATTTTTATAGCTTGTGCAAACTTTAAAAGTAGTAGAACTTATCTGATAAAGATAATAAACAGTATCTATTGATAATCCGGCCGGCAATGTATCTGTGGTGGTAAAATAAACTGCCGCACCCGTAAAGTTATTTCCGTTAGCTTCTATGGCCTCTGAAACTGTGCAAAGATCAGATGTTTCAGCAGTAAAAGTTAACTCATTTATACTATGAAAAAGATTTTGAGGTTCCTTAGCAACTTTGACGGCCCCTGGAAAACTCTCAATGTCAGCATTTCTTATTAATCCAACTCCAAGATGAGGAGAATCAGCTATCCCATTCTCCCAACCCTTTATATATAACGGATTTTGATTGCTACTCATTGGATTTTTTTAATAAATCTAACATTCTTCTATTTACTTCATTTGATATTTTTATTTCCTCAGTTAATTTCTGGATCGTTTTTAAATGCTTGCTCTGCATTTCTCTATCTAAAGTTCGTTGATGATTGATTGTGTTAACAAAACTTACAGTATTTTTCTGATTTTGATCAACTAATTGCTCAATGTATTTAGATCTTTCTTTTGACTGATTAATAAAGAACACAATTATTATTTTTATTAACCAACCTAAGAGACCGGCACCTGCTATTAATATACCTATAATTTGTAATGTTGTTTCTTCCGCCATAATTTTTATTAAAATATCATTATTTGTCTTGGTATAAATGTTGCCAACACATCACCATATTCCTCAAACATTGCATCATAGCTACTTAATATAGTCCAAGAAGAACCAGAATCAGTTGATAAACCGCCCGTGCCGCCTGTATATGAACCACCAATATTTATTCTCCACATTAAACTATTATTCTCAGCGTTCGCTCCTCTAACAACGATTGCGTATTGAGAAGAAGCTGTCAAGGTAGGGCTTGAGCCAGTCATAGTAATTTCAAACCAAGCACCAGGTGAACTACTGCTTAAAGAATCCCCATTATAAGTTCCACTAACCAAATCTCCTCCAGTTGGTTCTCCTCCTGAAGTTGCTCTAATACTTACAGTAAGCGTTCCAGGTAAACCATCTTTATATCCTTTTAATTTAACTGAAGATATATTATGGGTGGTATCAGGAGTAAAAGTTTGAAACCTCCAAGTAGTCGCATCTGTTCTAGCGAAATCATTATCACCTGTATTGTAATATTCATATAAAGTAGCCATATATTAATAAATTTTATAATTTTATGGTAATTGGAATCCTAATGTTATTATTAGCCCTTGCGCTGCTGTAGTATGCACCGCATCTACATCTACTCTTAATAAATCATTTGTTGCTACATCATCATTATTAGTATCAATAACGGCTGGAGTGGCTGCCGTATCAGATCCTGTTTCACCAGAATCAATTGTTATCTTAGTAGTTAACATATCAGCAGCTTGTGTTACATTTGCTATTTGAATATCAAGTGTTCCAGTAGTGCCGGCTGTAATAACTTCTGCATGAACTTCAACAAGATTCATTCCTCCAAGTCCAACGGGAATATGCATATAAAATTTACCATCACCAGTTGCCGTATCAGTCGTAAAATCAAATACTACTGCTTGCATATATCTTATTCCTAAATTAGAGCCAGCTAATGCATCAGGCGTAACAGCTCTTGTGTTATCTGTTCCGGTATTTACTTCTGATGCAATAGCTAATTCTGTCAAAAATCCTGCTTGACTAGTAGATGCTTTCTGTGCGTTAGCATAATCAATCGAAATCACGCCGGCTGCCGCATCAAAATCAGTAGCCGTAAATGCTGCTTTACCCTTAGTAACCCCATCAGCTGCTGCCTCAGTGACTAAATCTGTTATATCAGTATCTACTGACACAACGCCAGAATCTGCCCTAAGGACTCCAGTAAGCCCTACGGGCATAGTTACTGTCCCTGAGAACGTTGGAGAAGCTGTAGGGGCCTTAGAATTTAACTGAGTTTGAATAGCTGAAGTTAATCCTTTAATATAAGAAATTTCTGTCAGTGATGGATATGTGGCCACTGCCAAAGATTGTAAATTTTTAGAAGCATCTGTGGCCACTAATTCAGAAGCTGTTAATCCAGATATTAAAACTCCCCCAATTGTCAAAATATTAGTATCTTTATCGTAAGTCATTCCAGCATCACCGCCCAAAGCACCACCATCATTAAATTGGATTTGTGTATCACTTCCGCCAGCGCCAGAAACAGCAGAAACTAGTAATCTATGAGTATCTGGATCAACATAAATATTGACTGGAGTTACTCCATCTGAACTACTAACTCCTATTAATGTTGTAATATAATTATTGTCTCTTTTTGCTTCAGCCATAATTATAATTTAATTTGAATTAATTAATAATTTATTAGTGCCTGAGTCAATATACATTGCCACAGGAGTTATGCCATCACTACTAGATACTCCCATTGCTACAGGCACCATATTATCATCTCGAACATTATTTGTATCATAATCTTTATATAGATAAAATACTAAATCCCAGGAATTGTTATCTACCCAACTAGATACATAATATGATAAATTACCACCATGAGTTGGGCTAGAATTATCATAACCTACCATTAAATTATTTGAAATATCCCCTCCCGAATATTCTAATGAAATGACATATTTTATAGCAGATAATATTATTTTATTTGATCCACTAAACGTAAAATTAACCTTTGATATAGATGTGTCTAATGTAGCAATATCATAATTATCTGATACGGCTAATGCTTCCCCAGTTGGTTTACTACTAGTGCCAAAAATGCCGCTATGAGCATATATTTTAGAGACAATATTACCTGTTGGACTACCTAATTTAGCCACATAAAATTCAATGCTATTTAATACTCCTGATTCTCCAGTTACTGATTGAGCGACACGTATTACTGCTCCAGAATATAAATATGAATTTATTGTATAATTAGCTAAATCATAACTATCAACTAAATTTCCCCCAGTATCATCATCAATTAATATAGAATGATTGCTTTCAACTTGAATCGGCAAAGGAGTCAATCCATCGGCATTGGAAGTGCCTAATAATACTGGTATATTATTATTATCTCTAGTCGCATTGGTCATAATTTTATTCCTAAATGTATCTTTGCTTGTTTAATTGCATCACGTTCACTCTCAAGGCCTTGTTTAATTCCTAATAATTCTTTATCACGTTTATCTTGACTTAATTTTCTATCTTCTATAGCTTGTTCTTGTATATTTAATTGGCTTTCTTTTTCAGATAAAGCATCAACCTTGTTGTTTAATTTTTGAATCTCCAGTTTATATTTGTCCCAATTATTCTTTAATGTTTTTTCTAAATTTGATATTTCTTTTTCTCTTTTATTAAGGTTGCTAATTATTTTCTCAATTTCATTCTCCTGTTTTTTTATATTTTTTTCCCTAATATTATCTTTAATTTTTCTATCTTTATTAATATTGATCAACTTTTCTAATTCTTTTTCTTTTAAATTAACATCTATTAATTGCTGTTTTGCTTCTTCCAAATATCCTTCTGCTTCTAATTTTATTTTATCAACTGGCTCTAATAATTTATTTCTAATTTCTTTTAACTTAATTACTTCTTGTTCCAATATTGATTTTTTTATTTTTATCTGATTTTTAAAATCATCAAGTTCTTCATTATTTTTTTTAATAACTTTCTTCGCTTTATCACGGGCATTATTAATCATAATTGCCAAACGAGATTCTTCTTTAGAAAATTTATTTATTATTCTTTTAGTCTGCTCTAAACTTTCTGATTTATCATCTTTTATTTCTTTTGGATTAAGTAGCTTCATTTTTAGATTTTTTTTGTTTATCTTCTTTTTGAAGATTTAAAATAGCTTGATTTAATCGCTGCATCTCTAATTCAACGGCCTGTTTTTGAACAATTAAATCATAAAATTTTGCTTTTAACTCATTTAATTTTTCCATTTTTATTTTTTTTTATTTAATAAATATGCTTCTTCTGCTAAAACTAAAATTCTATCGTCTTCTTCAACTGCCTGATGTTTTCTTGCATTTCTTTCTCTCAAATCTTCAATAGTCCAGCTTCCCTAGTTTCAAAAGGAATACCCATTCCTTCATTTAAATGTATTTCTCTTAAAAGAATACTATCTTCTTCATCTAAATATTTTTCAAATCTAATTATCATATATTTTATATTAAGCTGTAATTAAACCTAAATTAACTAATGCTGCATGTATTGCTGCTGCTGTAACAGCTACACCAGTTTGTTGTGCTATAGGTGTCGTCCCATAAAAACCCACATTACTACCATCATGATTCAAATTACCATCTATTTCTATTTCTCCAGTGTGTTTGGCTTTTCCACTCAAGAAAAACTGATGAACTTCTGTTCCTAATGTATTAGTAAATACATACCGAGCATTTACAGGACCAGAATCATATAAAAAAGATAAAGTCGCTAATGGTGAACTTCTTTCAAAAAATACCACTCCTTGCCCACTGCCAGTTAATCCAGAGTTTATCTCCATCCCTTTATAACTGTATTTTGTATATAGACTTCCAGAATCTAGTTTAATATCTGGCTCCACTCCTGCACCGCCAACTTCCATAGTGATAATATCAGTCTGATCGGTCATTATAAAATTACCAGCTGAAACATCTAATAAACAACTTACACTTGAATTGCCAAACCAAAAATCTCCTAAGTTTGTTCCTGATACTTGAGAATAACCATAAGTAGTGCCATTACCCATAACCACAATTCTACCTGAACTTGTATTAGGAGCTAAAAGAAATGCCACTCCATATTCTAATCCGTTTATTGTTACTTGAAAACCAAAAGTATATTTATTTAATGCACTAGGCACTGGGACTTGTAAACCTAACCCCTCTCTATTCCCTGATATTGCCCCCGAGTCTATAAATCCTGGAGCTGTTTGCCTTACTGAAAAAGCATTATCTATTTCTTTGCCAGCTAAAGTGAGTGATACAACTATCAAAGGAATATTGACTGTTATATTATTGGCTAAACCAGACTTTGGAGTGGCAATTTCAATATATTTATCAGCTACATCCAGTAACCTTAATCCATAAGTATTTTGAATAATAACATTTTGAGTAGTTAAATCACCTGTCATTATATCGCCAGCAACATTAACTGCACCATCATCTAAAGTTTCTAATGCTTTTTGGACTGTGTCATCACCACTAGATAAAATATTATCAAAATTAGTAACATCTGCAATTATACCTGATGCATAATCTATAAATTTTTTTGTTAGTTCTAAAGTCATATAACTAATACTCTATAGCTACTATCTGCCACCCAAGTTATCCTTAAGGAATCTACGCTTATTTTATCAAAGTTCAATATATCATTATTTTTCAATGTAATCTCATCGCCAAAATCAGTTCCGTTATTTGAAAAAGATACTGTAAAATTTCCAGTACCATCATTAATGATTGTTCCTTTAGTAGCATTGCGTCCTAGCGCAACATTCAAATCAAGTGTAACAGGACTATCCCCTGTAACAAAATTAGTGTCTTGAAAATATTCTGGAATATCAGCAACTGGAGTTATTAAATCTTTTATAATTTCAAGATTTCCACCGCTTTCTAAAGCCCCGCCGGATAATTCAGGATCGAATAGACCAGGGTTTATTCCACTCATATTACATCTTATTTAATGCTTCTAATAAAATCTGTCTTTTATTATTCAATGTCAACTTTTCATTTTTAATATCATTCTCAATTTTAACAATATTTTTCTCGCGTTGACTAATATTTGTTTCTTTTTCTCTAATTTGATCATTTTTTTCTTTTATTATTGCTGATTCTTTTACTATAAATTGACGATTATCTTTTAACTCATTACGACTATCCATCAATTCTTTCTCAATAATTTTCTTAGTATCCTCAAGATGATAAATATCATTTTCAATTTTTTTAAATTTCTCTTTGAATTCATCAATCTTTTTCAATAATTCATCCTTTTCAGCGCCCAGGTTAGTTATTTCAATTTTTAACTGTATTTTTAAACGAGATAATCTATTAGTATCTGTTTCAAGGATAGTCAATTTATTCTGTCCTTTCTCAATGGCTTGTTTTAATTCATCAGGTAATGATAAATTTTTTTTTGGTTGTTGTAAACTCATATTTTTATAATTCAAATGCTACATAGCGAGGACTAGTTCCGGCAATAGTAATTATACCGGTATAAACTAATGGACCGTCTATTCCCATTGATATAGAACCACCGGTGCCATCATCATTGCCACTGCCAGCTTTTAATGCAAAATGAAATACTGTTGTTGAAGCTCCCGAGCCTAATCTTACAAATAAAACATTTGTTCCTAAATTCTGGATTAAAAATCCCCCCCTATCAGTATTAGCGGATAATGCCGTAGCAGAACTTAATATTTCGGGAGTATTAGCTGTCCCTCTTTGTGCTATAACTTGTTGAATATCTGCCATAAATTTTAAATTAATGATCTTATTCCAGCCCACCAAATGATGAGCTGAGTAAAATAATTATTTATTATCTTCAAAATTTTCTTCTTCTGTAGTTTCATCTATCTGTCCAATCATTTGAGGTGTATCTCCTGGCCCTACCTTTTGATTTGAAGCATCATAAGGATCTATTGGCTCTCTAGGTTTAGTTTTGATATTCATAGATGGCTCATCTTGTTGAATCGTCAATCCGGCCTGTGGCTTTTCAATTTGATTTCCCACCAGCAATCCTGTTTCTGCATCAACATCCTGCCCATCTCCATCAATTTTAAATGCTTTATTAAATAACTCCATAAATTTAGGAACTTCCTCTGGCTTTTTAGGAGATGTAAACTTTTCTCCATCTTTTATAGATCCGTTTTGAAGCACTTGATTTGTAAGGTGCTTGGCAAAGTGTTGAGCGATTGATTCATGCAAATGCTCACCTTTTTGTCCTGGATTAAAGGTATATGGTTTGCCGTTCCAATAACCTGTAAAGACTTCATCAGTCCAATTAATAAATGTTGCGTATCGCATTGTTTTTTTAATTATGTTGGTGCAGTAAGTCCAACATTGTAATTAGCACTGCTAGGCTCTTACAGCCTTATCTCTGCCCCCAAAAGAGGCAGAGGAAAGCAATAAGGTTATAGCAAATGTAGATCAACTAATCCATATTCAGTATCAGCTGCGCCTGTAAGACAAACTCCGACTTCCGGACCTTGTGATCCAGGACTTGCAGCATCTTCGACAGCTCCAGCAACACCATTTGATGGTACTACTGCAGCTCCAACAGCATTTGCTCCGTCAGCTAATACAGATGCTGGACCAGATACTTGTAACCAGCCAAAATAGGCAGCAGTCACTTTATATAAAGCAACACCTTTAGCAGCAGAACTAATAGTAGTTGGATTAACTATTACTCCATTCAAAGGATTTGGATGTGCGTCTACGACAACTGTACCAGTTGGCGCATAAGTAACAGGATCATCTAAAGTAAAGGTAGTTACTGCTGCAGATGCAACTGTATTACCTTTAATCCTAAATATTTGACCTGCATTTGTAGTAGCAGAAGTGATTGTTAAAAATCCATCTGCTAAAACATTTACTGCAAGAGTAACAGTAGTGGTTGTCACTATAGAAGTGTCCCCAGCATTAGGAGCAGTAACAGTTAGTGCTTGGTAATTTGTAGTGTCCTCTGCAGGAGCTTGATACAATTTACCTGGCACTAAAGCTGTTGCTCCAACTTTACAGTACCTAAATGCACGACCATCGTTTGAATGGGCAAGTTCTCCAATATTATGAAGCGCAGTAGATCTTTCAGAATAAATCCCTTGAGCGACTATTACCACTGCTCCAGTAAGTTGAGATGCGTTAGTCATGGTTTTTACGTTTAATTAATTAGATTGAATATTAAGCATTGTTGATTGCCAGACCAGTATAAGCTCCTGCGTTCTGTGCTTCGTATGATGGGAACCACATCTTATTAGATGCAATAGCTTCCCAATCATCAAATCCAATGGCTAAATTATTGCCGGTCATCAAAATATCAGAAGTAGTCGTGTTAGCTGAAAGATTAAATACGGCAGCAGTTTTATCAGTATGGTTAGTCCAGAAACTATAGAATGTACAATTATTAAATTGTACCCATCTATCAATGGCATTGGCACCGGTGGCAAGAACATGAACTGGAGTATTGGCAGTGTCATTATGCATTGTGAATAAACAATTATCAAATACATTTCTAGATGCAGCGCTTTCTAATTCCAAAGTGGCATTAGCAGTTCCTCTAGTCATTGTATCTGAACCAAGTGTACATCCTCCAAAATAGTTTTCTTGTCCACCAGCAATGTTTAATGCTCTCCAAGGAGTAGAATCAGCTGATGTAGCATTATAGGTGCCTTTAAAATCAACTCCTAAGAAAGAGTTATAACTTCCAGTAACAGACACTGATTCGTCAATATCTGCTGAACTGGTAAAAGTAATATTTTTAAAGATATCTCCATTTTCAGATATAACTAATGAACCACCTGTACTGAAACCAATACCAGCTCTCACATCTTGAACAGTTGGAGCGGCATTGCCAATCAAATGAGTAAATCTCTTTGCCCAAGTAATTGCAGTTGTTTCAGCTGTTCTGCCTGTTCCTCCAGTTGGAGCAATAACGACGACATCATGCTTTGCACTGGTGCAAGCTGCATAAGCAGCAGCGACTGTGGCAAAAGCATTATTTTGTGCTGTACCATTATTGGCAGTATCACTGCCGGCATTAGCATCAACATAAAATATGCTTCCGACATAAGGTATTCCTACCATGCCGGCTATATCCTCTGGATATACTTTAGCGCCATATTTAAGCGCTGGAATATAATCTCGTAATTTCATGGTTGTGTTTCTTTTAAGTTTCCCTCTCGAGTAGGCTATAAAAATTGGCCCCTCGGTCAAAGGCAAACACTAATTAAATGCCAGTTATTCCAGTAAGTTTTCCGTGTCTCTTTGGATTTTTAGTTATAAACTGGCCGCCAAAATAGATATGGCCAACAACACCAGCAGCATTAGCTGGAATAATCCAATCAGACCAACTAAAACCAAGCCCCATAGGAGCTCCGTAATCATTTCCATCAATTTGAGATTTATATTGAACTGGTTTTGCTAATTTATAAGGCAAGGCATACCAGTCAACATCATCTTCACGAACAGCAATTAATGCGCCAGAGGTGCATTTTTCATCCATCAAGATTGGCTTACCATTATAGTGTAGTGCAGTAAATCCTGATCCAGCAGTAACACCCTTCATAAGAGAAGCGTCTTTAGTAATTCTTTCTTGTGGTCTAAGCAATTGTCCGTAATAATTGAATATTGCTTCTGTAGAATAAAAAGCACTTGGCTTTTGTGCGCCAGAACCAGTGTTAATCCATAAAGTATCGACCTTTGCTAAGGTTAATGTTCCGCCAGAAGCGGTAACAGTTGATTGAAGTGTTGAATATGTAGTTCGGCTAAGACCGCCAATTGTTGAGACGGATGTTCCATCATCAACAAGGGCTGCTAGCCCTAATGGATCCTTGTTGCTGTGGCCTGTGCCATCAGAATAGAAGATAGTGCCAAGATCATCAGCCATATCTTCTGTGTCTGATTGAATAGTTAATTTCATCAAATCTAAAACTTTTGAATCTGTATCAGCAACTGACATTTCATCACCAGGAAAAGCACAAGTAATCTGGTAGAAACTTGGAGTATATTCCATGTATTGACGATTATCTGTAGCTGCTACAGAAAAAGTATCAAATCCACGGAAAGATTGGCCTGTGGTATTTTTTGCATACTTAATAGGCACCCTTAAAGTTCTACCACTCCATTTTTTAGCGGCACGAACAACACGTTGAAAAAGCACGTTTGAACCAAGAATAGTATCGACTACAAATGGCAAATATTCTGTTTGCACAGTAGTCTGTATCCTTTGGCCGTATAATTCAGTCATGGTTGTAGGTAGTTAGTTTTTTAGTAAATATTGGAGATCCTACCTACTAAACATTTTTACCATGGTTTATTACTCTTGAAATCCTCTGAGGTTTTAAATGAAGTAGGTTTTACTTCTCCGCTTGACTTAGAGATAGTAGCTCCGGCAATTTTCTTTCGGTCGTTAGTATTATTATTTGCTGATGTATCCATTAATCTCCATCCAGCCTTATAATTCCAACGTCCTTTAGAATCGACTAAATCATTATCAATAGTAAATTTAACCAGTTTATTAACATCAATTTTCTTTCCATCAGGGTTTAATTCTTTGTCAGATTCAATAGACTTTACTTCACTTTGCATAAAATCAGTAGCATCTTTGACCGCTTTATCTTCAGCTGCTTTAGCTTCATTAATTTTAGTCAAAGTATTATCCTGAATAGCTTGCAATCTTTTATCATTATAGATAACATATTGCTTCCATTGTTGCTTATCTCCACCAAACCATCCGCTGTTAATTTCATAGTCATCTTCATTGAAGTTGACATCGTCTTTTTTATTGCCTAAAAGCTCCTTTCTAAGTTTTTGGATTTCATCTTGATAGCGAGTTTCCTGCTCGTTAAAGCGTTCTTTCCACTCTTTTTCACGCTTACGCCAGCGTGGATGTTGATCAAGACGTTGTCCATCTTTCAAGACGTCATTTTTATCTGTGTTATCAGGATCATCGTCCTGATTATCTGACTGAGTATTTTCATCTTCCCCCTCAGTAGCTTGGGTGTCATCTTGTTCGTTATTTTCGGTTGGCGATTCCGCAGAGGTGTTGTCCTCTGTTTCCTCTAAGGCAAAGTTGACTTCGCCTTCATGAGGAATATCTGCCATTTGTTTTTCTGACATATTTTATTGTTACGATTTGCTATTTATATCAGCGCCGACCCTTCGAGGGCGCATCACTAATTAATATTATATATTATAAAGAACTATTTTACAAATTATGCAATTTTTGGCTTAACTGGTTTTTTATTTTTTACCTTTTCTGGCAAAGCAGATATATTTTTTGTTTTATCAGCAAACTCTTTAGCAATCTCTGGCTTCAGAGCAAATAAATATCTTCGTTGTGCTTGTGATTTAAAAGGCATGTTATTATTTATTTATTTCAAAACCTGTAATATAAAACTCTGAATCATTTTGAAATCTACTAATTGATAATCCAGTCATTTTTAACTTCAATTTTATAGTATATTCCTTGCCAACTTCCCATTTTTTTGTTTCCGGGAATGATTCATGATCTAATCTAAGCTGAGGATAAACCTTTACTTTTTTTTCTTTACTACTCATTGGTCTATCATAATCATCTGTCTTTGGTTCTACTTTTCTCATAATATTTGTTGATTATTTTGATTAATATCATTTATAGCTTTTTTGCCTAAATCCACCATTATATCTTTAGTTGCTTCTTTCTTCATTTTTGATTCATTATAAGCGGCCACAGCTTCAGGATTTAATTGTAATCCAGCCTGAAAAGCTAACTGCGCTTGTCCTTCCGGTGGCAAATCTTTAAAATTAATTGATTTAGATACTGGCTTTTGCTCATTGCCGGCATTTTCTTTTTGTGTTTGCATTACTTGCTGAACTCGGGAATCATTATTCAATAATAATTCAGGTGCATTAGCTTCTAGCCATACATTGGCTGCCAATTCTTCAGGATTTGGATAATCCAATGCCTTATATAAATCTATCAAAGACATACGATTTTGTCCGGCCAGCTCAATGGCCTGATTTGCTAAAGTAGTGCTGTCTTTTGGTAATAATGAACCATCTTTGACGCTTACTCTGATTTTTGGTAAATCTTTTCCTTTATAATTAGCATCATAAACATATAATAATTGCACAAACCAATTATATATCCTATCGGCCATTTGCTCTAAATATTCACTAAAGCCACCGCCTATTCTATCTGTATCCAGCAATCTGCTTTGTATTTTTCCTCTAACGGTTTTTTCATCTTGCAATCCTGCCGCGCTTGAACCTCTTATGCCAAAAATATCTCTCACTCTTGAACGGGTATCAGTTAATTGCAAATAAACATCATTTGGCAATGATGGCGCGCTTAAACGGACAAGGGCTTCATTAACAGAACCGGCCGGAATAGCAATGGTCCCCCCCCTTCTTACTGCATCATTTATTCCTCTGGCCTGCCCAATGCTCATGCCGGCTCTTTCTAAAGATACAGCAATAGCACCATTCATACTATCTGCATTTTTGTCAATCTGTCTTATTCTTTTGTTTATTAAATCTTGAGTAGATAAATTCTGGCCGATTAAAGAAGTATCATCAACCGGTTGTTTGCCAAGATTGAATACTGACAAAAATATATAAGGCATACTAGGAACAGATAAATGATTTACGCCAGGAACTGAAACCGTTTTAATATTTCCTTCTTCATCTGTCTGTGGAGTTCCATCTTCATTATAAGGTGATTCTTCTTTTGTATTATAATTCCAATGTGAATTTTTTCCTTTATATAAAATTTTATCGTCTAATTTCCAACAAGTATATTCACCTGTCCAAAATTCAATATAGGTAACTTCTGTTCCTCTATTATCTTTTGTCTTATCTTTAATTTTTTTGATGCCTTCTTTTTCTCCGCCAATTTCTTCAAGCAAATCAATTAATTCCCCAGCTTCTTTTTTAACATACTCTCCAATAAATTTACCGGTATATCCGTCTTCATCTACTGTAGCATCTGGATCTAAAATTATCTTTTCTGGTCTTAATGCTTTAGCAGTAGGAATATCTTTATTTAAATCCCAACCAACTTTTATAACGCCTAATAAAGAAAGCACCCAATGTCTTGCGCTTTTTCTCAATTTTAATCTCAAAACTATCTCGTCAGCTATTTCTACTAATTCTTTTTGTAGTTCACTGGCAAAATTAAGATTTTCTTTACTTTGCTCTGCCTTTCTTGAAAGCATAACCATTGGATCAGGATTTCTTCTGGTAACTTGCGGTAAATAAGTCTCCACTGATTCAAATATTACATTATCAATTAATGGTCTATTCTTATCAGACTTTGGCAAATCAAACTGTTTTCCTTTCCAATATTCCTCGTTAACTTTGCATGCTTCTTGCCAAACTGAATAAACCTCTGATTCTTCCCATTTCTTTTTCCACTCTTTTGTCAAATCAACAAGATCGGCATTTTTCATGTCGAGTTTTAATTCGGGGAATTTTTCAGAGGATATTCCCTCTTCAGTTTCTTGAGCGTTCTGTTCCCCAGTTGCTTTATTTGTTTTACCCCCTAAGGAATAAAACGCGTCTAGGATACTCATAGTATTATTATATAATTTTTTTATCAACAATACAACTAAGCACTGCGCCAATCATCTTCCTCACTTTCGGCCCACCATGGTTCTTCTTCGGATACTTGTTTGCCAAACATCTTGTGGGGATTAAAGTCAACTGATTCATCAGGATTTAATTCATAACTATTTGGATCTGGTTGTTCGGTCGGACTAACTATTGCACCCATGCCACCAAATCTATCAATGCCTACTCGCCAATAAACAGTCGCATGCACCCAATCATCCCTATCACTCCTCATCCAAACATATTTAGGGACTGATAAAGCATTATCCTCATCTACTGTTCTATAAATATGGATCCAATGTAGCCAATATTCATGCCATTCTTCTACTGTTTCTCCATTATATAAATGAAATCTACTGTCTTTTGCTTCATCAATAACAAGCTGTATCATCCTATTTCTATCTACTAATACATTACCGCTTTCATCTCCTTTCCCCCAGCGTATCAATTGCATTGTCTTCCTATCTTGAGCATAATGGCATAAAAATACACGCCCAGGATATTTTTCTCTTAATTTTCTTGGCCCAATAATATCGCCGCCTTGATCAATAACCATTATACTTTCGGGGAACTCTTTAAGAAAATACTCTAATGTCTGGTTTAAAGCTAATTTATTGACCTTATCTGGCATATAATCGGTCATTTGGCCATATCCTACCAATCCTTGCTTATTACCCACTACAAAGCGCAAAAATAGCCCTGTATCGACTCCTATAACTAATCTTCCCTTATAAAGATTCTTTTTAGGTGTCCAAAGCCCTTTAATTGTGTCTTCTGTTACAGAGTTTCCACTACCGGCATAAGGCAAACCAAGAACTTTATTATAGAAAAAGTCCATTGTCTGCTTGCCATCTAGACACTCTTGATATTTATTAATAATATATTCAGCTGTAATCCATGGAGCCATCAATAAAGATATATGATAACCGTACCATTTTATTTCTGGATGTTTTTCTTTCTTAAATCTTGCTACCCATCGCCCGCATTTCCTATCATTATTAGATAATTCTTTATGGCATTTTTTACATATAAATATCTTTTTTTCAATATCAATAGACATCTTGCGAGGATCCTCTGTATTCCAACTCATAAATTGCTCGAATTCACAATGAGGGCATTTTATAAACCATTCCTTTTGATCACTTAGTTGCCACTCAATATCTACACCAT